GTATCATAATTATGATACACCTACCCGGTCACAGAGTAGTAGTTTATTTACATACCTCTTCAGGTCGGATGAATTTACCGGCTTCATCTAGCCACGTGAGTTTAACGACATCACCAGGTCACATGGGATATTTTACGACTATCCCAAGTCGTTGGTCACTTAACCAGGTTGAACATCTGCGGCGGGCGGAACCGACTCACAGTACATGCGTGGCAAACCTGTCCACATGTAAACTTGAAAGTCTTCTCCAGCCCCCACATACATATCCAACACTGATTTGTCATTGATCGTTGCATTAATTTTGCATTTGTATCCCTCCACAGGAGTTGGAACCGATGTCCAATTTGAAATCTTTCCTGGAACAAAACGTTCAGGAGAATAATACGGCATTTCAAATTCTGTGTTTTGGTTCACTTCAAAATCAGTATACGTCATACCTCTGACACCCGTATTAATACGAGTAACAGGATTAGAGTAATTCAAAACAATTGATGCCGCAGCAAAACTTGGATCTAAAAAGTTCGTGACGGGGCCTTGATTCTTTTGGTAAATAGTATCACCAATAGGCTTCCTCTGCACGGTCATGTTGGCTCTAAGAACCCCATTGCCAGCAGAATTGAAATTAATAGGTACAGCCTTGTACCGAATAGATCCTCGAAATCCTTGGAACGCATAAGTAACCCAATGCATCAAAACAGTATTTGCAAAATTGTATGGACCAGTTGTAGCGGTGTCAACAGCACCCGGTATAGCTCCTCTCAAAAAGGGATACGCAGCAAAATTAATATCTTGCGTATACGTAAAAGCACCTCCAGATGCGTTGATATTCATCATCTCACGACGCCACAAATTATACCTCTTCAACATTGTTCGAAAAGATAATATCGATTCACCTGTAAAAACCATATTTATCATGGAATTATCTTGCAGGGAAACACCGAGGGTATCCGAATCAGCTTGTTGAGGTGCAGAGGGTTCAGGCGTATTCTGAGCTTCAGAAACAATCTCTTCTCCCATTTGAGGCTTGAAAACAAACCTTTGGAAAGAGTCATCGGGAACAAAGACTTCGAAATCGTCACCCATAGAAACGAAAACATTCACCTCAATATCATTATCAGTAGTGCTATTCGGAGTTGTAAGTTCATTCACAATGAATACTCCCAAGACACCATTGCCTTCTTCCTTCGAGGTGTACGCTGTCGTAGAATACATTTGGATCAAAGAGTCGACACAGGGCGTGTGTCGATCCAACAAAGTTGTTGGTTGTCCATTGCCTATCTCAATAGTAAAATCCTGAGTATCAGCGATGTCAATCACCTCTGTATAGTTGATATTGTACTCAGAAAATCGAGTTCCAGACATTGATCCGAAGAAATTGGGATCATAGACAATCTTGATGCGTCCTTTGTGAAAGGCTGAACAGACAACTTGAAATCGAAACTTCATCGAACCAGTCCAAAACTTGAATGGCATTGCAGCCATTGCACAAGCTGGGAAATGAAAAGATGTTGGTGTCAATGAACTTTCAGCCCATGTAACTGGATCAACTCTAGCATTCCACAACAACGTTTCTGGAACAGTGCCTTGAGCCCACGTGAACTTAGTTAAGTACGATTCACGTTTTGCAATTTCCTTGATGGCTAAAGGATCACTAGCACCCAATCCTGCTATACGAGGATCAATTGATAGTTCTTGCTTGTCATCAACAGTCAACTTCTGAGCAGTATCCGGTACATTAGTAACCGCCAAAGAACTAGTAGTGAAAAGTCTCATTGGAGACGGATTCTTAGTCTCAGGGGGCCTACAATAACCAAATTGTTTTGCAACTTTCGCCACTGTGTTGGCCACTTGTTCAGTAGCAAGGGCATAGGGTTTCAACATTGGAACAGCCGACATTGCATTCGACATCTTAGCTACAGCGGTTGCTGGACCAGAAATCATGCCAGTCTTGTTGGCTTCATCAATTTCATTTTCTTCTCCCATTTGAGGTACCAAAGTATTGGAATCAACTGAAGTAAGTACAGACAAGCTAACATCCTCAGCCCAAGCAAATACAGAAATGGTTACATTATCAGTAGCACCATTCGCATGCTTCAATGTATTCAAAGTACGGAAAAACAATTGTCCCATATCTGTCCACTCAGCAAGCGGCACAGTTAGGTAATTCTTGTGATAGAAGAATGGTAAAACCATTTCTCCTCCCGTTGAAGTAGTGGGATCCAAGAAAATGTGAGGCCACTGAGACGCTTGAACATTATCTTCAGGTACAAGAGATGCAACAGATGTCAATGCGTCGTATTCTGCCAAGGGTAAGTAAGTACACAATACCCTTCCATACAAGAAACCATTACCATTGATTACAACTTTGATCTTGAGCTTTGCTCGCAACAAATTGTAATTGTTGATGCGATTGATCACCCTTTTATCATTGAAATACAAATTCCAAGGGTCCAAATCAACTCCCAAAGTAGCTCCAGTGCCCCACCCGATCTCTGCGATCTTGATGGGACGACTAAAGAAATTTTCCAGAGAAGCATCATTAGTATCTTGCAACATCCTGGTAGGATCCATTTCACTATCAACATTATATGTATAAGACGGCAATTGATCCTTGAACTTGACGTTTTGCTCTTTATCACTAGTTGCTACTTTCATAACTGAGCAATCAGCGGTAATTCCAGATTGAACTTCAAACGATTCTTCTTCTGGTATAGTACTAGCCATATGAAGAAATTCACCTAATGGTAAATCAAGCCATGCTTTCGAATGAGCGTCCAATTTGCGTTGGCCTTCAATCAATCCAGACTGCATATCAAATTCATCAGTCTTAGATTGAACTTCAGCCAATTCAAGAAATTCACCGACCGGCATTCGAAGCAAACTCTTACAATAGTACTCAAGAGACTTCAAATACAAGGAACTTAGAGATCCAGGTCGTGGAGGATCATCAAAAGGTCGATGAGTGGATGTACTGTCTCCGACAGTGCTTGTTTCAACATCCAACAAGCTTTCCTTTGCTAAGTTTTGAAAGTCCTCAGTTAGACTTATAATATTTTGATTATTATTTTGGTTAGAA